GGGCGAATGGCCTCAGGAAGGGGTGTCCGCAGGCCAGTTTTCCGAGGCTCAGACAAGATTCCTCCAGACTGCGTTTAATATTGGTGAATTGTTCCCTCCGTTTGAGTGGTGGAATGGATCACTGAGGGCACCGTCCGGCGTTGATGATCAGGGCACCGATCCGGGAAGCGATTGGTCTTTCCAGCGTTTTTCTGGGGCTGGTTGGGTCTTCATGCAACTATACGGAGAGCAAATGTGGAAACAGTGGGCTTATCAATATAGGGAGAATGAAAATATACCGAATCCGTGGGGAGAAAGAGTATGGCACAGATTTAATCCAAATTATCAATATGGAACCGCAATAACTTTGTCCGGATATGAGAACCGAACCGGGTCCAATGGCGATCTCGAAGACGGAAGTTTAGGGGCACGGGCCTCCGAACTTGGAGAAAACCCATTCAGAACTATAGATACAAAAATACCATACGACGCGGTTGCATTTGGTCTAAACGTAGTAGATAGAGATGATCCCTGTTCTCAATCTTATTGTGCTTATTACGCTTCATCCATGCCGACTGTTGGATTTAGGTCCTCTCCTGCTAGATTTCTCTTTGGACTCAGTGATCCCGAAGAAGAAGATTTAACACAAGAAGAACAAGAAATATATGAACTTGCAAAAGAATTTGGATCATGGTACAGCGAGAAGAAACCTTTAATACTACCAAATCCGTTATACGATAAACCTGTTTTTCCGAATGGCTCCACCGAGCTCGGTGGAGAGATCGTGGTCACGAATCCAGAGCAGAGAGGGGTAACATTACCGGCTTTAGTTATGCTTAATCCCGATGATCCTTTTGACTACGAACAGGCTGTACCAAATAATACTCCAGGTTACATGTGGATTGGAACGGGATCCGGCGACGGTCAATGGCTAAGCGAGCTGCCCACTGAAATAGCCCAGGATGATCCCTCACAAGGAGGAGGATGTTCCGTAGTTGATACAAAACGAATATCTTATGCTTATCTTCCAGCTATCTTGAGTCAAATCAATTCATGCGAAGCACCAGAGGCGGCCCCGTATCAGAAACCTCCACTACTCGTGATGAATTGGTTGAAAGACGCATATAAAAAGTGGTATGAGGGATCAGATGATCTTTTAAGAGTTGCAGAAAATAATGATTATGAGAATGTTTTCCGAATATTGAACCCATCTTCCGGAGGTCGATGCACCGCAAGAGGTAAAGCTCCAATGGTTCCGGGTATGAAATTGTGGAGAAAAGGCGACTGTCAAATGGGGACACCGGACGGTAATAGGGATATTCCAGGAGACGCAAGTGGAAGTCAGAAACTGAATGGGATATCAGAAGACGAACAATTGTATCCGGGGGCCAGCAAGAGATGTGCCGGTAGAGATGCAATGGGTAGATGTGAATATCTCCGAGGTTACTATAACCTCTGGCAAACTGATGTTTATGGTTTTATATCTCCTGGTTCTGATACTCCGTTTGGCTCCGAAAGCTTCTTTGCTGATCTTGATACAGTGCAGACGCGAAACGAGTATTCTAAGAAGACGAGCATAGTTATGCAGAGCAATCCTATTAATGCAGCGTCGCACCCCAGCCTCTCTTGTGTAGGTCAACAGGTTTTACCTATTGAACAAGATCTATATGATCCAGGTCACTGTGAATATGGCAGTTGTCCGACATTTGGAATCTGTCAATGCGGAGGAGGTTGTTGTGTGTGTACTTGTAGCGAGCGGCCGCAAGCTACAAAGAGAAATCTCTGCGGTGATGACAATTTCTTCAACATCTCTTTGTGGCAAGATGGATGGGCGTATTATGACGGGTCAGTATCATGTCGGTGCAATGGGTTCGGCGGATATGGAACCGGAGGAGGGGAAATCCCGTGCGCGTGTACCGCAGGTCAATGTAGTGGTGGTCCAGGTTGAGGTGGGTAAATAAAAAATAAATAAAAGAAAGAAAAATGACAACACAATTTAGATCTAGAATAAAATCAGCGGCATCTTACTCCTCCGAAATAGGTGTAACGGGTGCGTGTTGTCTCCCCGATGGATCAAAGGTTTTTGGTGATAACATCACTCTGTATACCTGCAATAAGCAGGATGGATTTTTTAGACCAGGAGATCCTGACTTACTTCAGTGCCCGGATAGGGGATTAACTGGTTGTTGCTGTGCGTGTTCAAATGTTAGAGATCAAGAGGGGACATTTGACGGTTTATTAGTTGGTAATGATAACGTATTTGAAGATAACTCTTCGTATTACGGGACGCCTCCATCGGGAGATAACGTGAATGAAAAAGGTTTAAAGGATAATGTCACACAATGTGAATGCTATAGAAGAAAAGGAAAATGGTTTTATGGAAAGTGCAACGAAATAGGGACAATAGAATCTCTATGCGGTCACTGGGAAAATCTATTTACCGATCCTCCTGTTCCAGAAATGCATGATAAAAGATTTCCGGCCGCTTGTTGTCACGGTACTAGCGATGGAACAACCACCTCATTGGATTGCTCCAATGTTTGCACCTTAGATGAATGCGAAAATCTAATCCCAACTGAAACAGACGATGCTCCATACTCTCAATATTTTGGAGTAGAGGAAAATGGATCGGGAAGGCTTTGTAACTTTGTAGACTGGAGTTTAGAACCGGTTAATTGTAGCGTATCTGGAGTTCAAAGATTATTTGCAAATAATCCTAGCAACCCTCAAATCGAGGAAAAAATTTCTAAAATATTACAAGAAAAACCAAATTCAAATCAAGATCCAAGTTCATTTCTTAATGAACAATATAGGAGAGTTAATGATCTTATATTAAGAACTAAAAAACTTCCCTGCTTAGAATTAAAAACAAAAGATAATGAACTAATTCATGAATGTTCACAAAAAACTTTTAGACAATGTACCGCAGCAAAAGGTTTCATTTACCCAAATATGGGAAATGACATACTGAACTGTAGTGATTTGACCACGTATCTACCAAAAAGAGGGACAGGTGGACTTAGAATTATTCCTGCGAGTACGAGTTCATCAAATATGCCCGAGGTTGGAGCGCCTTTTCAGGGTGGCCTTTACGCTGGAATTTTTGAGCCCGGGATATCCGTTGTTAAAAGACAAAAAGGCAAAAAAATCGTATTAGAACCTTCAAGAAAAATTGGACCTGGTGCATCAAATAAAAAATGGGGCTTAATAGTTTCTTTCACTCCATTTAACCCATATGATCGTGTTATAAGTAGACAGAGAATGAATACTGAATCTGAACCATCTAATGATCTGCCCACTTCTTATTACGATGGATTTTTTAATACTTATGGGGATGGAGCAGAATATTTTGGATACCCTACAGAGTTATTTCAAAAAATAAGAAGTCTTGTTTTTCGGGGATTTACCGGGTGGTATGTCCCAAGTATCGATGAACTTTCATTTATCTACTCCAAACTTCATAATGGTGTTGTGGATGGAATAACCGGATTACTCAATCCTAAGTATATTGGAAAATTTGGAAGAGAGTTTGAAACAAGTTTGGCAACAGGGTTTGTTCAGGGAACTCCTCTTCTTTCTAAATTTTTAGTTGGAGATTTCATGCTATCTAAAATGATGTCATCTACTTTAGTGGAAGTGGATGATATGACAACAGACGGTTCGGTCAAATCCAGTCAAATCGTGAACGGAAATTATAGAGTATTTTCCCAAAGCATGACTCATAATTACATCAGAAGGGTCAGAAAGGAACCAACTATAAAAATCTCAGAACCTATTCTTGCTTATAGCACAGAGGTAGGAGACGCTGTAGGAGATGCAGGTAAAATATACCAAGACCTTAGAACTAAACCTATTTTAGTACCACTTGTTCAGAGAATATATATTGATGACTAAAACAAAAAGGGGATACCATGTGCGGATGTAGGAAAAAAGTAAAATCAATCCCAACACAGCCAAGAATGCCTCAAAAAAACAAGTCGAATCAAATAAAAAATATACGTCAAGTCAATTCAAAAACCTCTGGTAAAAAATTTAGATAATAAGGAGTCGTTATGGCCTGCAAAAATTGTGAAAACGATCAACCAGAACAAACAAAAGAAAATATCGAAAAGCAATCTGGAAAACCAGGTGCAATAAACATGATGAAAAGTTTTGCCATGTCTATGGCGTCAAGAGGGCTTAAAAACAAAAAAGTTCCAAAAGCAGAGAAGCAACTTAGAGTTTTAAGTTGCTTTGGTAATCAGCACACGGATGGAGAATTGCCCCCATGTGAATATCTCCGGGATAGTAACACTGAAGGTAAATTTTATTGCGGAGGTTGTGGTTGCGGTGATAGAAAAGGAACTTGGCTCGTCTCTGATGGAGACGAATACAGCAAATTGGATTATCCTCGACTAAATTGTCCTCTACAAATGCCAGGGTTCACAAACTATACTCCGAGCGAAAAAGATGAAGCGGTAGAGCCTGTCACAAGAAGATACTACATTGAAAATATAGAGTATAAAGAATTAGAAAAGGTTTCGGTCACAACACCAGAAACTCCACCAGACGTTCAAAAAATACTGGATAAGAGCGAGAAAAAAGAGAAAAATAAGGGTAAGTGATTAAAATTGTCGCCATGTTATACATACACTGAAGGAGTCTAACATGGCGACAATTTCCTCTAAAAAAGATCTTATTGATTACGCTTTTCGTAAGTTAGGATCACCGGTTATAGAGATAAATGTTGATTACCAACAAGCAGAAGATCGTCTAGAAGACGCACTCGAATATTTTCAAGAGCGTCATTTCGATGGAGTTGATAAAGCATTTTTTAGATATCAGATCACTGCTGATGACATCACAAATCAATATATTAGCACAGATGATTTTGGATCTGTAAACGGTATAACAAATGATGCGTCCGCTCCGAAGGGATCGGATATTGTTAGCATCACAAAGGTTCTTCAGTTTGGAGACTTTGCAAACATAAACATGTTTGATGTTCGCTACCAGATGGCTTTGAGCGATTATTTCGGTATCAATAGAGGTCTGGGAGGGCAAGCTGCCTTAGGACTTGCCTCTTATGATCAAACCAAAAGGTATATCAATCTAATTGAAGACTTCTTTCAGCCTGAAAAAGCACTTCGGTTTAATAAAGTATCAAATAGACTTTATATCGAAATGAATTGGAGTGAAGATATTGAGGTGGGGCAGTACATAATAGTTCAGGCGTATGCAAAATTAAACCCAGAAATATTTACAGAAATATACAATGATCGTTATTTAAAAGAATATTTTACTGCTCTTCTAAAAAGACAATGGGGACAAAACTTATCTAAGTTTGATGGTATTCAAATGCCCGGTGGAGTTGTTCTACGAGGAAATCAAATATTTCAAGAGGCACAATTAGACATAGAGAAAATAGAACAAATGCTGCTCAGTAATTATGAACTTCCTGTTGACTTTATGACGGGATAATAAAATGACAACAAACCCTTACATAAACCAAAGCGTTCGTTCTGAGCAAAATTTAACAGAAGATCTGACCATAGAAACCATCAAGGCTATGGGACGAGAAATGCTTTTTATTCCAAGAACACTCGTAAATTTAGACACTTTATTTGGTGAAGATGAAATCAGCAAGTTTGAGAATGTCTTCCCCATAGAGATGTACATTGAAAGTGTCCAAGGATTTGAAGGTCCCGGAGATCTGATTAGTCAAATTGGCATAGACATAAAAGACAGAGTTAATCTTAGAATATCAAGAAAAAGATTTGAGCAGGAAGTGACAAGTTCCATTCCCACAATTACTCGGCCGAGAGAGGGCGATTTAGTTCATTTTCCTCTGAGCAACACAACGTTCGAAATCAATTTTGTTGAGCACGAAAATCCATTCTATCAGTTAGGAAAACTTTACACATATCAATTACAATGTGAAGTCTTCACTTATAGTAATGAGGACTTCAACACAGGTGATACAATCATAGACGAACTTGAAAGCGAAAGAAAGGGTCTGAGCGGAGATATTACTATACCATTAGATCCTGCTGGTGTCACCGCTGGTGATAACGAATTCTTTAATGGAAACAGTGTTTTTGACTTCAGCGATAAAGATCCTTTCAGTGAGGGACGATATTGATGTTTACCCACTTCTATAACGAATCTGTAAGAAAACTCGTAATCGGATTTGGAGGGCTTTTTAACCAGATTCAAGTTCACAAGTATAATTCTGATGGTTCAGTAAAAGAGAAAGTTTTAGTTCCAATTTCTTATGGGCCAAAGGAAAAGTTTATTCGAAGAATAAGAAACATGAGTTCTATTTCTGAGGATGTAAACAAAACACAAATAACTTTACCGCACATTGGTTTTGACATTACGGCAGTAATTTACGATGTCGATCGAGTGACAAATAAACTCAGAAAAAAGCAGATTAAAAAAGCAGACAATACAGGCGCTTTTATGTACAACGCAGTGCCTTACAATTTTCAATTTGGACTGTATGTTTTCACTCGATACGTCGAGGAGAACCTCCAAATTATGGAACAAATTCTTCCATACTTTACTCCAAATTTTAATGTTACCCTTAACATGAACACTGTTCACCCGAAAGTAGATGTTCCAAT